GACGAGACCACGCCCTGGGGTACCAACGGCATCCGTGCCTACTGGCAAGGCGAAGCGGCTTCTGCCAACGCAGCCAAGCCTGTACTGGGCCTATCGACCCTGCGCCTCAAAAAGCTCATGGCCCTGGTGCCGGTGACCGACGAGTTGCTGGACGACACCAATGCCCTGTCGACCTACCTGCCCGACAAGATCGCCACCTCCATTCGCTGGAAGACCAACGAGTCGATCCTGTTCGGCTCGGGCACTGGTCTGCCGGTGGGTTGCATGAGCAACGCCACCACGGTGACTGTGGCCAAAGAATCGGGTCAGGCCACGCAGACGCTCTTGGCCCAGAACCTGGCCAAGATGATCTCGCGCCTGCCCCCGGGCTCGTTTGGCAAGTCGGTTTGGATCGTCAACAACGACGTGCTTCCGGCGCTCTTCACGCTGACCCTGGGCAACTACCCGATCTATCTGCCCACCGGCATGAACCCGGGTGGCATTCAGGTCTCGCCCTACGGCACGCTGCTCGGCCGCCCGGTGATCGTCTCCCAGCACGCCAACACCTTCTCCTCTGCAGGCGATGTGCTCCTGGCGGACCTCTCGTACTACCAGACCATCACCAAGGCGGGTGGCTTGCAGACGGCCACTTCCATGCACCTGTACTTCGATGCGGACCTCACGGCATTCCGCACCACGTTCCGCATGGATGGCCAATCCAAGATCGCTGCGCCGATCACCCCCGCCAAGGGCAACACGACCATGTCGCCCTTTGTCCAACTGGGCGCTCGCTGATCAGGCGCCTGACCATCAAGGAGAAATCACATGTTTCCCAATGCAAAAGGCAGCGAGCAGCTGTCCATTCTTGCCACACTCGATCCGGGCAATCAGGCAGCAGGTGTCGTCAGCACCGGCTGGGTTGCGCTGAACACCCATCATGGCTTGCTGGCGCTGGTGCAAACCGGTGCGTTGGCCACAGGTTCCACCGTTGACGCCAAGCTGCAGCAAGCACTCGACACCAGTGGCACCGGTGCCAGGGACGTGACGGGCAAAGCCATCACGCAACTCACCCAGGCGAGCAACGGTGCCAACCGTCAGGCGCTCATCAACCTGCGCCCCGAGGAGCTCGATGTGAACAACGGCTTTGCCTTCGTTCGCCTCGTGGTCACGGTGGCTACTGCTGCGGCCAACACCTCGGCGCAGCTGCTGGGTGTCAATCCGCGACTGGCCTCAGCCGAGACAGCCAACCAGGCTGCAGTGGCTCAGATCGTTTGATCTGAAGGGGAGAGCGGTGCATGCCCATGCAGTTGATCACCCCGGCAGCGGCTGAGCCGGTTTCGCTGGCCGAAGCCAAGCACCATCTGCGCGTGGACTTTGACGAGGACGATGCCCTGATCCAGGCCCTGATCTGTGCAGCCCGCCAAGCGGCCGAGATGCTGACCCAGCGTCAGTTGGTCACGGCCCGCTGGCGCATGGTGCTCGACAACTTTCCTAGCAGCGGTCTTATGGGGGGGCCTGCAGGGCAGACCTTCTCCCTGCCCGGGCATGCCATCCTTATCCCTAAGTCACCGCTGCAATCTGTGGTGGAAATCCGCTATCTGGACATGGCGGGTGCTTGGCAGGCCATGCCAGCAGCGAACTACACCGTCGACAGTGCCTGCGAGCCTGCCCGCATCACCCCTGTGTTCGGGCAGGTCTGGCCCGTATCTCTTCCGCAAATCGGAGCCGTCTCGGTGGTCTTTGATGCCGGGTATGGCGGTGCAGAGCAAGTGCCCGAAGGCCTCAAAAGCTGGATCAAGCTGCGCCTGGGCAGTCTCTACGCCCACCGCGAGGAAGTGGCGTCGATGGCCCGAGGTCGCATTGATCCCTTGCCTTTTGTCGATGGCCTGCTCGACCCCTACAAGGTACCCCTGATATGAGGCTTCCATGAACCCGATCGGAGCTGGCGCATTGACGCGCCGCATTCAAGTCCAGCGCCCCAGCACCACCAAAGACCGCCTGGGCGGCCCCTGCCGAACCTGGCTTGATGTGGCGACCGTCTGGGCCGATATCCAGCCTCTGTCTGGGCGTGAAGCGGTGATCGCTGGGCGCATCTCGGCGCAACTCACTCACCAGATCACGGTTCGCCATCAGAGACTTTTTGACAACCCCCAGCAAGTGGCCCAGATGCGCGTGCTCTACAAAGCCCGGGTGTTCAACATCCATTCGGCTCTGGACGAGGACGAGCGCCGGGTCAAACTCATCTTGTTGGCCTCGGAAGGGCTTGACGATGGCTAAACGTGAAACCTTCAAGATCGAGGGCCTGGCCGAACTGGGCAAAGCCCTGCGTGAATTGCCAGAACGAGTCGCCAGAAACGGCCTGCGTGTCTCCGTGTACGCAGGGGCCAAGGTTGTCCGGGACGAAGCCCGTGCCCGGGCACCCAAGGCCGCCCAGTCTTTGGGGCCGAACCAGCCACCACCGGGCACCCTCAAGCGCTCGGTGATCATGAAGCACATTCCAGAGCTCTCCAGCCTCACGCGTCAGACCTTCTTTGTGACCGTGCGCCACGGCAAGAAGTACCGCAAGCAGGGCAAAAAGGGTAACCTCTCACAAGATGCCTGGTACTGGCGTTTCGTGGAGTTTGGCACCCGAAAAATGCGCGCACGGCCATTCCTGAGACCCGCTCTGGAAGCCAAGCGGCGCGAGGCGGGGCAGGCCATGAAGGACCGGTTGAGCGAGCGCATCGAGATGGAAGCCAGCAAGCTCTCCCGGAAATAGCCGTGCAGGATTTCTTTGATGCCATCAAGGATCTGGCCGCAGGTGAGGTCTACGCGCTTGTCGCTGCAGAGAACACCCAGTACCCGGCCATTGTCTACACGCCTATCGGCCAGGAGCACATCTTCGGCATCGATGGGCCTAATTTGTCACTAAGCCTGCAGCGCGTGCGCGTGCAGGTCGACACCTACGCCAGAACGTACCAGGAGGCCTTGAACCTGCAAGACCAGGTCCTGGCGGCGCTTTTGGCGGACAAGAGCACCGTTGCCGATGTGCGCATGGGACTCAGTGAATTTGAAGATCAGGCCCGGCTGTACCGGGTGAGCGTGGACTACACCTACTACCGACAGGGCAGTTCACCATGAAACAAGGAGCATGTGCATGAGCAGCACCGCCATCACCGCCCAGGGCATTGCCATTGCCCGCTTTGGCAGCACCACCTTTGAAACCATCCCCAATGTGGTCTCGTTTCAGGGCCCCGGGGGCCAGGCCTCGGTCATCGATGTGACCAATCTGGCCTCCACGGCCAAAGAAAAACGAGTGGGTCTGCGCGACGAAGGGCAGCTGTCGCTGAGCCTGCACTACAACCCCGAAGACGCAGTGCACCAGGGATTGCGCACAGACCGCGCCAACCGCATCCGTCGCCAGTTTCGGATCACCTTCACCGATGTGGCAGCTGCCACCTGGACTTTTTACGGCTATGTCACGCAGTTCAGCGTGCAAGGCGGCGTGGACGCGGTGGTCGAGGCCAGTGTGACCATTGAAATCGACGGCGACATCACAGAAAGTTAAAACCATGAATCTCCTGTCCAAAGAGGCCATCCTGGCCGCCGATGATTTGCCGCGTGAAGTCGTGAGCGTTCCCGAGTGGGGCGGTGTGGTGCATGTGCGCACCATGACCGGTACCGACCGCGACGCCTTCGAAGCCAGCCTGATCACAAAAGAATCCGTCCCGTCGTCCAAAGACCAACGCATGCACAACGTCCGCGCGCGTCTGGTTGCGCTCACCTTGTGTGATGAGTCGGGCGAGCGTTTGTTCCTGGATGGTGAGATCGACGCTCTTGGCCGCAAAAGTGCCCGGGCGCTTGACCGGGTGTTTGCCGTGGCCCAGCGCCTGAACGGCATCGGCACCGATGAGGCACAAGCCGCAAAAAACGCCTGATCGTCAGCCCCGCCCGGCGCTTTGTGTTTCGCCTGGCGCTGGCTTTGGGTCTGCCAGTGCGGGAGTTACTGGCGCGCATGGGCTCGGATGAGCTCACCGAGTGGATGGCGTTTTATCAACTGGAGCCCTTTGGGGACTTTCGGGCGGACTTGCGCTCGGCCATCGTGGCGTCCACCTTGGCCAACGCCCACCGCAGCAAAGAGGGCAAGCCCTTCACACCAGAGGACTTCATGCCCTTTGTGGATAAGCACCACAAGGAGCGCCGCTCCGATCAGCCCAAGGCCTCTGAGCTGGATGCAACAAGGCTGAACATCGAACGCTTCAAAGCCATGTTCGCGCACCGGATCAAAAGACCGGATCAAAAGGTAAGACACCCCTATGGCTGATATCGGCTCACTGGTCATCAAACTTGCTGCCGATACTGCCGAGTTTCAGGCCGATCTCGGGCGCAGTGCGCGTTTACTGGACAAGCACGCCTCGGAGATGAAAGCCTCGCTGCAGCAAGTGGCAAGCGTTGCCCGAACGGCCTTTGCGGTGGTCATTGGCACCACTTCGGTGGCTGCGTTGCGCGACTTTGTCGTCCAAACCCTGGAGACCTCGGCTGCGCTGCAGGGCCTGGCAGAGCAAACGGGGGCGAGTGCCACGGCACTGTCAGGCTTTGCGCCGGTGGCCACCATCTCGGGCACTGCCATGGATGCCATTGGCGGGAGTCTGGCCAAACTCTCCAAAGGTCTGGCTGGCGTGGACGATGAGACGGCGGGGGCCACCAAGGCGCTTCAGTTTCTGGGTGTCCGCGCCAAGGACGCGAGCGGCAACCTGCGCGATCCAGCCGAGGTCATGAACGATGTGGCCTTGAAGCTGTTCGAATTTGAGGATGGTGCAGGCAAGACGGCCCTGGCCATGGAGCTTTTTGGAAAGTCGGGCGCGTCCATGCTGCCTTTCCTCAAAGACCTCGCAGAAAACCAGGACCTGAACATCCGCCTCACGGCCCAGCAGATCGAGGAAGCGGACAACGCCTCCAAGGCGCTGGCTCGCATGAAAGCCGAGTCGGGTTTTGTAGCGCAGACCCTGGTCACGGCCGCCATTCCGTCCATGACCGTGCTGGCGCAGGAGCTCAAACAGGTGCTGTTTGGCACTGACGATGCAGTAGGCGGCATCCAGCGTCTGCGCACCGATGGTTCGCTC